CGGTTGGCCGTAACGAAGCCAATTTGCCTGACGGTACGCGCTGGCTAGTACGCGCCGCTACCCCTACGTCATTTCACGGGTTAACAGCCGACTTAGTGTGCATAGACGAGCTCTGGGCAATATCACCAGAATCCGTGAGCATAGGACTCTTGCCGACTATGCGTACTCGACGTAGCCCTATGCTATTTATGACAAGCACAAGTGGCGACGAGTCAAGCAAAGAAATGTTGCGTTGGCGTGAACAAGGTTTGCGGTCTATTGACGAACAAAAAACATCGACTTTGTATTTTGCTGAGTATTCGCCAGCGTCAACAACCGACCCGATGAGCGTTGAGGCATGGTTACAAGCCAACCCAGCGATCGGTCACACTTTGACCGTTGACGTGTTACAAGCCGAAGCCGAGCAACCTAACCGCAACGCATTTCTGCGATCATCAGTAAATTTGTGGACTGCCAGCGCGCACGGCTGGTTGCAACCCGGTGTTTGGGCAAGTCTTAAAACCGAATTACCGATGCCTAAAGGCGGCGTGTTGGCTATTGAACAATCACAAGACGAAAGCCGATTTGTTGGGGTTCGAGCCGCGTTAAATGGCGACGGGCATATCCAAGTTTGTCAACAATTTGTGACCGATACTTTGGCCGAGTGCTGGCAAGCCGTAGAGCAAATTTGCAAAGACACAACAACACGATTGTTAATTACGCCAGCGTTTGAAATGTCAATGCCACCAAAATTGGCGCACCGATCACAAATGGTTGGCAACCGTGAATTGACCCGTTGGACACAAGTTTGCCGTACGTCAATCGTTGAAAGCAGAGTGCGTCACGACGGCTCGACTTTGTTGGCGCAACACGTTGAACGCGCCGTTGCAGTTAAAAATCAAGGGGCGTTAACTTTGTCGTCAATAAGATCACCGGGCCCGATTGAGTTAGCGCGATGTTTAGTGTTTGCGGTCAGCATGGTTAACAAACCAGCCGTGATCGGCAAACCGATGATCGTTGTTGCAGGTGGCTAGTATTTTGCTGGGCGGCCGTTAGGTTCTTACTTTCTCGGTTGACGCTTAGCGGTCGCCTATACACAATGACGATTTAGTTTGGTGGCATACTTACCGCATGGGCATTTTTAACCGCACCGTCAACAAAGCCGCAATATCACCGCAACCAACTAAAGCGGCCGCTGCAGGTAGCGGATACGTTGGACAAAACTCGGGCGCAAACTCAATCGGCCAGTATTACAACTATGTCGAGGGTACGGCGCGTAATCGTGCAATGTCCCAAACGGCGGTAAGTCGCTCAAGAGACCTTATGGCCAGCGTTATTGGTTGCATGAATTTAAAAATGTATACCGAAATGTGGAACGGTCAAGAAATGGAAAAAATGCCGTTAGCGCCACGCACTTGGTTGCGACGCATAGACCCAAGCGTGCCAAACAATTTTATTTTGTCTTGGACATTTGACGATTTATTTTTTTACGGTCGAGCATTTTGGTACATAACATCACGCACAGCCGACGGATACCCAGCGTCCTACAGCCGTTTGCCTTCCGCGATGATTCAAACGCTTGACCAATCTGGGCCTGTCTGGTTTGCACCGTCAAAACAAATTGTGTTTAACGGCGCTGAACTTGACCCAACAAACGTCGTACAATTTTTATCGCCGATACAAGGCATTGTTTATATGTCAGAACAGTCAATTGCAACAGCGTTAAAACTTGAAGCAGCGCGTAATCGCAATGCGTCATCGGCTATACCGGCTGGTATTTTGCGTCAAACTGGTGGCGAGCCTTTGAGCGCACAAGAGTTAGCCGATCTTGCAGCGGCGTTTAATGCGGCGCGTGAAACTAATCAAACTGCAGCGCTAAATGAATTTGTGTCTTACACCGAAACACAAACTAGTCCTGACAAAATGTTGTTAATTGAAAGTGCAAATTTTTCTGCAATGGAGATGGCTCGTTTGTGCAATACCCCGCCTTATTTATTGGGATTGAGCGTCGGCTCGTATTCTTATCAGTCGAGCGCTGAATCGCGTATGGATTTATGGACATTTGGCGTGCGCGCTTACGCCGATTGCATTACTGGCACATTAAGCCAAAACAACATTCTTCCTAACGGAACTTACGTTGAGTTTGACGTTGAGCAATACTTAACTGGCGAATACTCAATGGGCGAAGATCGAGATACACAAACAGAAATTACAGAAAGAGTAGAGTTACCTTCATGATCCGATTAACCCCTTCACAGATCACGGTTGATGCAGCGGCGGCAGAGGGTTTGCCGTCGCGCTCAATCTCAGGCGTGGCCGTCACTTATGACGAGACGGCGACAATTTCTGACGGCACAAAGGTGCGGTTTTTGCAAGGGTCGTTGCCAGTCACGGGCCGCGATCCAAAACTTTATATGCAACACGACGCAAACCAAATCGTTGGCAAGGTAGTTGAGCGCGTGGACACACCGCAGGGCATGATGTTTACGGCCAAGATCAGCGCCACTCGACTAGGCGACGAGGCACTTACTCTTGCCAATGACGGCGTTATTGACGCGGTATCGGTCGGCGTAACACCAACAAAATTTAGTTACGACGAGGCAGGCGTGATGATCGTTGAGGCCGCCAACTGGTCTGAATTGTCGCTAGTTAGCGAAGGCGCGTTTAGCGGGGCAATTATTGAGCGCGTCGCAGCGAGCGCACCCGACGAACCAGTTGAAACACCAGCTGAGAGTATCCACCAAACCGAGCCAGCAGTAGAGTTAATATCAGAACAAGACACAACAAAGGAAACAGACATGACCGACAAAATTGAAACCCCAGTAGTCGAGGCGGCAGCCGCAACAGTTGAAAAACTTTGGGCGCAACCAAAACAAGAATTTAAGATGCCAACACCAGGCGAATATGCAGCCGCAATGACAATCGGTGGCGACACATTTCGCAAAGTAAACGAAGCATACAAATTTGCTGCCGCTAAAAATCAGTCAGCATTGCAATTTGCTTTGGCACAAGACTTGACAACTGATACACCGGGCTTGTTGCCACAACCAGTTTTGGGCAACATTTTCTTAAACTACAACTTTGTGCGACCAGTTGTGTCGGCAATCGGTACTCGAGCAATGCCAAACGGAAACGGTAAAGCATTTACACGCCCAATCATTACTCAGCACACTAACGCAGCAGTACAAACTGAAGGTTCGCAAGTTGACAGTCAAAAAATGACCCTTTCAGCAAACACCGTTACACGTCAAACTGTGGCTGGTGGCGTATTTATTTCTCAACAGGACATCGACTTCACAGACCCTGCAGCGCTTAATGCAATCTTGACAGATTTGCAAGGCGCATATTTGAAAGAAACTGACAACATTGCGGCCGATGCTTGCAATACTGCAAAACAGACATCAGGTTTTACTTGGACAGTTACAGCAGGTGATCCAACATCACTTATGGCTGCGTTGTACGGTTGCGCGTTTAATATCAGCAACTCGACAAACTTGTTTGCAACACATTTGCTGGTAAGCGTTGACGTGTGGCAGAAATTGGGCGGTCAACTTGACGCAGACAAGCGCCCACTATTCCCAGCAATCGGCGCACCGGGTCTTATCGGTCAAAACACATTGGGCGCAGGTTCAGCCGCATCATGGTCAGGCATGAACCCAATGGGACTTGAAATCGTCGTTGACGGCAACTTTGCATCAGGCACAATGCTTGTTGTACACGCCCCAGCAATTGAGTTCTACGAACAGCAACGCGGAATTATGCGAGTACAAGACCCAGCATTGTTGGGCGAAAACTTCTCGTACTACGGATATTTCGCAACGTTCTTTCAAGACGCAACAGACGCAACAGCAGGTTCACGCTTCGTACAGTCGATTACAGTCGCCTAGTCGTAAGCGGCAAAACCGCTCATGGCAACATACGCAACAGCAAGCAAACAATTAACAGATAACTACGCCTGCATATCTACGCTTGAGCCAACCGACATACAGGTTGGTGACACCGTAGTTGTAGGGGCATTAGGCGCACCGTTTAACGGCACGTACACCGTGCTGGCTTGCCCACAATACCGATACACAGGTGTTGACGGCACAACGGGCGAATTTAACTATGACGTAACGATCGCCGTACCAAATCAAATATTGTTTGCTTGCACAGGTGACGACGTTGATTTTGTTGCGATCTATACCGGCACGGTTGCGTTTACACCGACCTGCACGTGGATTACGGCAGCAAATTTGGTCACGTATTTGGGTGTGTCGATCACTAATCCGTCAGATGATTACACGCTGATTACGCAGGCCGTGAGCGCTGGCAACCAGTTTTGTAGTCGTCGTCGAGCCGAGGCAGGTTATAACGACAGTCTTAGTACGTCGCCTAGCGGTGATGTCACGCTCGGCACTTTGATGTACAGCGCGGCGTTGTGGCGTTCGCGTGGCTCGCTCGAGAACGTGTTTGCGTCGTTTGACGGCATGGGTACAGCACCCCAACAATCGCTAACCCCGATCGTTAAACAGTTGTTAGGTATTGACCGACCAGCGGTTGCCTGATGCCCGCACCATACACCGATCTATTCAACGAGACGCTAGACGATCTCGCTACGACGCTTACCGCTATCACGTCGTTGCGTGTCGTGACCGACCCAACAAAACTTGTGCCAAATTGTGTGTTTATACAAGCGCCAAGTTTTACGACGATTGCTGGCAACGGCAACATTGTACGCATGGATTACCCGATCAAAGTCGTCGGCAGCGGCCCAGCAGGACTACCCGTGCTACGCGAAATATTGCAAATTACGGCAACCGTTTTAGGGTCGGCAATAATTGTCATGTCAGGCAGACCCGGCACACTCGACATAGGCGGGCAAGAATACCCGTGCTACGACCTATCGGTCGGCGTACAAGCACAAACCGCGTAATGCACACAAACACACAGCCGTTATGGTAAAACTATTACAGACACTTAAGGAGTAATTACATGGCCAGCGCAACTTATTTATCAAACCCGGTATTGACGATCAACGGCGTTGATTTATCCGATATGTGTACGTCAGCGACCCTGACCTATTTGGTCGAGGCATTAGAGGACACCGCGTTCGGCACGAACTCACGCAGTTACACAGCGGGATTAGTTAACAACGAAGTGACATTAACTTTGTATGCAAGTTTTGCTGCAACGGAGACTTACGCAACTTTGTTTAATTTAATTGGCGCTCGCACAACCGTGACGCTTAAACCAACGTCGGCGGTTGATAGCGCCACTAACCCAAAATTCGTACTGGCTGATTGCTATTTAGAAAGCCTGCCTGTCATAAATACGTCGCTTGGAGAACTAAGCACATATGACGTAGTTTTTCAAGGTGGCTCGTTAACAGTTGATACAACCAACCCATAAACCGTGCCATTACTGGCCGAGAACAGGAATAGGCAATGCGATTAAAACTAAAAGTTGATCTAAACGACGGCACAGCGCCAGTCGAAGTTACAACGAATATGTTTGTGATATGCGAGTGGGAAAAAACTGAGGGTCGCAAAATTAGTGACGGCAAAGGTATCGGCTACACCGATCTAGTTTGCTGGGCGTACAACTTGCTGAAACTTAGCGGTCAAACAATGCCAGCAACATACCGCGATTGGGTTAAAGCAAACCCGAA